TACCTCTAAAAATACGATCAGAAACGCCAGTAGTACCTGCTAATACTGTTGCTATTCTTGCTAATATTGTTTCTCTTTTAGTAGTCATCAATTTTTAGATAGACTTAATCTACAAAATACACCATCATTTTCTTTTTTTGTATCTCTAACTGTAAATGCAGTTCCATCTACTGTAATACTTGCGCCAGATAATAAATTACCAAAATCGGAAGTTTTTGCTGTAAGCTCATACTCTGTACTTATTATCATATCCCCTGCAAGTATCTGATCAGGCTGTTCTAATATTCCTAATCCTGTAGTACCGCCAGATGTACAAGTAACACCAAAATCATTTAGATAGACTGCTTGTGTTGTTGTATCTTCTGTAAAAGGCATTATTTAGATGGTTTTTTTGATTTTGTTAATGTTTTTGCTATTATTGCTTTTCCTCTATCAATAAGAAATTGACCGTCATAATCTGATACATCATAAGTTTTTCCTTTTTCTAGATGTTTACCAGAGGCTGCAACTGCTTTTAATACTTTAATTTTCATATAAAAAAAGGGGCATTACGCCCCCTTATTATAGCTGGTTTACTATGTTGTAATATCAACTATTGCAGCAACTGATTCTGCATGTTGTAGTGCTACGTCAAAAGCAACAACTGCTTTAACACTGGTTAAATTTTTCTGAAAATCATCACCTGACTCACCTACAGAAATTTCTACACCACCGCCAAATATTCCTAAGACCACTTGTGTAAAATCTGCAAGAATTAGGGCTGAGCAAACACCTGATGAACTACCTTTTGTAAGGTTAGAAGGTACATTGTTTGTCATAGCGATTGGATAGCCGTTAACAGCTAAAGGTGTTTCACCTCTACCGATTGCAGCTAAATTGTTGTTAACAATGTACTCACCGCCAGATGTTTTAAGCTTCTTAATAGCTCCCATCACTTTAGCGTTAGTAACATAAGCAACTGAATCAGGGTTTACAGCAGCATTATCTTCCATCATTGCAGTTTCTAAATCTACAATTTTATCTAGAGTAATTGCACCGCCATTAGTACCAATTGCAACTGAGTTAATACCAGATTGGTTAAGAATACCAGTAGGCTGTCCTGAACTACCTGATCCTGAAATAATACCTGAATCTAATCCAACAGTAATACCTCTTTGTAACTGCGCTCTAACGATATTTTCAATACCGCCTGTAGCCTGTATGACCATATTTCTAGAGAATTTAGAAAAACTCGCTAAAGTTTTTGGTGTCATTGAAATTTGATCAAAAGTTCCTTCACTTTGAGAAATACTAGCAGTTTCAGAACTTAGATATGCGCTAGAAGCAACTCCACTAGCTCTAGGTATTGCAACATCTCCTGTAAGTCCAGTTAAGACAGTAGTACCTAATTCCACCATCTTAGAAGATGCTCTTAACTCCTCAATGAAGTCATCACCTCTAAGATCTGTAGGAACTAAATTACCACCTTGGTTAGCTGTAGCTGTATTGTAGGTAGCTCTTAATGCTGAGAATGGTACAAAAAACCCGCCGTTATTTTGGTTAGATTGTGCATTTCTGCTTAGTTCTTCGTGTATCTCTTTAGCAAAACCAGCACCATAAGATGACCAGTCACCAGTAATAGCACCTCTTAATAATGCAGATACTTTGTAATCTTTAGCTAGATACTGTCTTTCTTTTTTAGAAAGTTGCTCTTCAACTGGTTTTACAGTTTCTACAGGCTTTGCATTAATTCTTTCTAAGATTGCTTCTCTGCATGCATCAACTGATGAGCCGTTAGCAATCATTTGCTCTGCTAAATCATCAAAGCCATGTCTAGCGCATGTTGCATTGATTTGAGAGATTCTAGTACGCTCTTTTGATGTAGCAGATTTTTCTGCTTCACTACGCACTACTTCAATTTCTTGATTAGTGGACATAATTTCCTTTTTTAAGTTTTCGTTGTGCGTAATGATACGCTTATCTTCTACTATATCGGATTTCTTAACACTAGGCATAGTGTTAGGTTCGATTAGTGACCTCCCAAATGTAGCGGAGGGATCCGCTGGCGAACTAACAAGGGATATTTCGTAAGGCATCCATCTTTTTGCAACAAATACACTATTTCCTTCTATTTCTTCTTCTTCCATTTCTGAAATGCCATAACCCACGCTAATTGATCTTATAATTCCATCTTCAATGTCTCTTTGTATCTCTTGAGCTTTAGGATTTCTACTTAATTCAATAACTGCCCTACCTTTTTTCTTTTCTTTTGAAGAATCTAAATAAGCACTTCTAACAATACCTATAAGATCATCCATATTATGGTTCCATAATACAGGTGCTACCCCACCGTTAAGCCTACTAAAATCTATAGAACCCTCTTCATGACTAAGAATTTCAGTACCAAATGATCTTTGTACTGGGTATTCAGAACTAAAAGGAATTGAGTATGTACGATCCTCTACAGTCTCGAAAGAAGTCTCACCACTTCTTTTATATAAGGTTGTAACACTTCTTAATGAATCTATCTTTGTTAATGTGCTGAATTTGTGACCTACCTGTACATCTGTTTCTTCAAAGTCACCATCTACTTCTCTATAAACAGTAATCAAGGCTGCTGGATCATCTTCAGTTCCTGTAATTTCAAAGTCTGAATTAGGTACATTAATAGTTCCGTCACGTTCAATAGAATCAATAACACCCCTTGCAATACCTCCTGAAGCGTTCCATCTAACTGAATCGCCTACACTTAGCTCATCAGGTTCTGCCCTTTTTGTTTTAGCTCTTTTTGTTTTAGCCATAGTTTCAGATGATCTTAATTCTTTTATCTTAGCTGATTTTCTGTCAGAAAAACTTTTACCTGCATCACCTCCCCATGCAGCCCACGCTACTCGGCCTCTACTTGGATAGCCTTCTTCATTAGGCGAAAAGCCTTGACCATCTTTATCTGATAAATGCCTAGCAAACCATGCTGACATAGCTACTACTACATCAGGTGCTAATTCATTACCGCTAAGTATTTGGTTTGCTCTTCTAGCAGCTACTTCTGTACCTCCACCTCTACCTTCCGCTTTCCAATCTTTATACCTTTGCGCTTCTTCTTTCATGCCCTCTGTAGGCATAAGGTCTATTTCTGTGCCATTAATAGTTGCCACTAGATTCGTCTCCTACATCTTCTGCCATTTCACCTGATGGTCTAGGTGTATCACCAAATGGATCAACAGTATTAAGTGGTTTGAATTGACTGCCACCTGATTTGTTAGTTGCACTTGGATCAGTATCAGTAATGATATTCATTTCATCAAGTCGTGCCAGTTCGTCTTGTCTTGCAACAAGAAGTTCGTCAATATCGCCACCATTTTCATTTATGCAGTCTGCAAGTGTTTTAAAACCAGAGCGGACGGCATCTTTTTGCGCTGCAATTTCTTTTTGTGGATCTACATAACTATATCCTCTACAAACCCATCTAATTTTTTCATACATTTCAGGCATAGTTGCATACTGTTGTAAATTTAATGCACCACTAAGTACAGCCATCTCTAACCATGCTTCATATAGAGGCTGGTAAAAATTTTGTTTTAACATTTGTTGTATTGTGCGCCAGTTATCACGATCTTGTAAAAGTGACAGCCTAGAAGAACTGTAATTACTTTGTGAATAGTCAGAACTTATTGCTTCATAACTACATCCAACTCCGCTTGCAGTGCTTCTTAATATAGCTCTTATAAATGGTTCAAAATCCCCAGATGATGCATCAATATTAGGTATTGTAACTTCTTCACCTTGATTTAGATAGTGAAACACACCCGGCTGGAAGCTTTTTACTCTTTCATTCTGGAATACCTCGCCACCCGCATCTATTTCACCTTCTGTATTACTAATAAATCCCATAAGTGCGGAACTAGCTCTAGCTCTTATAACCTGACTTTCAATATAACCTTCTAATTGATGTAGGTTTGTTATAGCACTAGCCAGCCAAGGTATGCCTCTATGCTGTGAAGGTCTTAAAGGCATAAATATATGAAAAATCTCTTTTGCTGGTACTATTATGTGCTGCTTTTGTCCTGTAGGTGCTGAATAAAAATTATCTGCGGGATGTTTTGTTAAAAATGCATAATTTATAGCCCTGCCTTCAGGTGTAAGTTCAATACCTAAACGCCATGTATTCTTCTGACTTTTTTTGACACCTTGATAATCCTGATCTAACATATCAGCTTCAATTACTTCAAGTGCAAATGGTACTTTTGATCTTCCATATCTTTTTTTATGCATCCTTATAAAACATTCACCGCTTTCAATCATTGATCTAACAGCTAATCTTTCAAGTTCACTAAAACAAAGTACGCCTTTTATATCACAGCTATCACGCCTACCCCATTTACTCCATTCATTTTCTATAAGTTCATTAGTCTTTACGTCTAACTTACCTTTTTGATTTGCTCTTTGTTTTGGTATCTGCGCTTGCATTCTTACACCCTGCCCTACAATCTGGTTAGTTGCATATCTAATGGCTTGCGCTGCATAAGTATTGTTAGTAACTACATCATGCACTCTATTTCTTAAATTCTTTATACCATTCTTCCATTCTTGATCTGGGCTAGTTTGTGAGACCATCCAATCTAATGTAGTGCGGTCTACAGTCGCTGCTTTATAAATTCTTTGCAAATTTTGACGTTTTTGGTAGACGTTTTTAGAAGTAAATAAGCCTTTCCAAGCATTAATTAAGCCCATTTAGTCCCCCTTAAAAGCGTACAAACATAGTTTTAGGATCACCTAAACCTTGTGCAATCATACTAGCCCTTCTTTCACTAAACACTATAGACTTTAATTGTGATTCCCTTGTAATAAGTGTTGCTAGATCCTGACGCTTAAATCTTCTATTACCTATGCTGTATTCCGCAGCCTTATCTTCTGTAAGTGTTCTTATTGCAGCCTGTACTGTTTGTAAATCTTTTTCAGCTTGGGTTCTGTTGTCGATAGCAGAAGGTGTACCACTATATTGCAAAGATTGTTTTACTTCTAGCTGTCCATTTCCAATTTCAAATACTTTTCCGCTTTTAAATGCTCTAGCAGCCCAATAATATGTACCAGCAGCTAAATCATTACTTTGTGCAGATGTAATTGTAAACTTCCAGCCTGTAGTATTTTGATATTGCGCCCCTGTAGTTGTTAATCCTTCGCTTGCTGTATTAGTTCGTAAATAATATTCTAATGTCCATTCAGTAGAGGTAATGACTTCATCTACACCCGCTGTAGTTGCTTCATCTACCCATTCAATAGTAGTACCTGCAATAATAGTTTTTGGTATATCAGATTGAAACATTTTTATCACCACGAATTAACATAGTTTTGATTATTCCTATTATCCATCATTGTAGCGTTCTTTCTTTGTTGTACATTACCTTTATTAATTAATTTTTGTTCTAATAATTTCCATACTTTATTTCTTGGGTATTTACTTATATATAAAACCATAGCTGCATAACTGTAAACCCAACAATCTAAAGCTTCATTTCTTTGATTTGGTTTCTTAACCCACATTGTCACCTGAAAACCTGCCCTGTTTGTTTTTAATTGCTGGCGTTCACTTGTAATCTGTTTAAAATATTCTTCTCCTGTTGTTGCATGAAAATGTATATATGCATCACTATCTTCTGCGTTACTTTTTAATCTACCTATTAATGTATTCTTCACAGTATCTACCCCAACAGGATAAAGTAAAGACCCTTTTTTTAAACTCTTACCTTTTATATTTATATCAACTCTTGTAGGTTTGCCTATCGGTGGTTTGTTTCTTATCGATTGTCCTTTAATAGCAATAACTCCTAATGCCTGTCTTTCTCTTGCATATTGATATACTTCACTTGTATGAATACCACCACTATCTATAGCAGTTATAACAGGCTTTATTGTTTTACCGTTTGCATGTTCATAATCTCTATTTATGAAATAATCTAAATCTTTCCATACCTGTGATTGATGTGGATCACCATTTATAACAAAATGTTCAATAAGCCATGATTCCTCCTTAGCTCCCCATCCCCATGTACTAACTTCTAATCTGTCTTTCTGACAGTCAACACCTTGTGTAATAAATAGAACACCATCAGGGCATGATCCCTCTGTATATTCTTCGCACCTTTTTAATAAACCTTCAGCAGTTAATGCACTTTCAAAATCATCGCTCCATGTTTCACTTAATCTAGTATTCACAAATGTTTTTAACAATGGTGCATCTTTCTTAGCTGCTAAAAATTCTCGCGACAATTGTTCCCATGACAGCCACCCTAAAGGACTATACAACCCATTCAATCTATAGCCTTTTGTTATTCCATCACCTTCTGCTTGTGGTTCCCATTTACCTTGTCTTAGCATCTTTGTTTTATGTCTTTCATCAAACAAACCCTTACAAGAAATACACTCGTATTTAGTTTCTTTTAAATTTTCTTTATCGAACTTTAATTGCTTCCATTCTAACTGTTGATAAAAATTACAAATGGGACAAGGTACTTTATAAACTCTTTGATCTGATTTTAAATATTCTGCTTCTATTCTTGAAAAATCTTTAATAGTAGGTGTACTTGTTAAAAGTATTTTTCTTTTAGGAAATGTAGTAGCACGTTTAACAGCCAGCTCTACAGGATCACCTTCACCATCTACATCTGTTACAAATGAATCTACCTCATCCATAAGAACATATTTACAAGGTGTACTTCTTAACCCTGTTGCTGAATTGCTACCAGTAAGAATAAAAAAACCGTTAGGAAAATCTTTAGCCATCATTGTATTACTACTATCTCTACTTCTTGGCGGTGCAATCTTCGCTTTTAATACAGGTGTTTCTTCTATCATTGGATCTAATCTTTGCTTACTTAATCGTTTACTCATTTCTATAGTGCTATTAACAATCAATGCAGGTGCAGGTGCATGATCTATAAAGTAGCCTAGAGCGCAGTTCATACTTTCCGTCTTTCCAAGTTGTGATGCAAACATCATTACAACACGTTCTGTATCATCATGCGCAGAAAGACAATTCATAGGCTCTTCTATATATGGTGTTCTGCTAGTTCTAAACTTTCCGCTTTCACTACTACTTTTTACACTTAATCTTCTATATCTATTAGACCATTCACTGACAGTAAGACGTTCTGTAGGTCTTAGCCCATCATTAAATGCTTTTTCCCATGCGTTCATGATGCTAAATTCTCTAATGCCTCTCTATGTTCTTCTGTAAGTATCTTATGTATAGCACTAGGATTATCTTCGCCTGCTAATTGATGAGATAGTCTATCTGCAATATTTTCTAGTGATGCTCTAATAGCCCTAGCTTTAGCAAAAGCAGATTTAGTTATTATTTCTACGTCTATAACCTGTTCTTTCTTCTGTTCTACGTCTAATTTTGCTAATTCTGCTAAAAAATATTCTCTTTTTGCCTTACTTTCTCCATAACTTGGTATTTCTTCTATTGTTTTACTGTCTATTTCTTCTTTTAGCTTCTTTCTAACAGTTGTATCCTTACTTGGCGGTGCTTGCAAGTCCCATAATCTAAACGCTTCTTCTTTGTTAACCAGTTTTCTACCATTATGGTTAACAATTGCACCTTCTAGTTTACCAGTTTTAATTTTCTTTGTAACTGCAGCCCTAGACACGTTTTTCAGTGTTGCTAACTCTGCCATTGTGATTAACATAATCTATTTTTGTAAACCTAGTATTTTTATTATAGTTAACTTGTAAACCCCCCTACGACCCACTCGCTAAAAAATTTCGGCGCGTATGAACGACC